TATTTGACTCCTGAGTATGATTTTGATTATGATTATGAGAATGATTATATACAATATTACCCGGCGTCAATAATGATTTCTGGTAAATATTATCCAGAAAATCAAAAGGATATTATGGAGACGTGGGGATTATTATTAGACGGAAAGTATCGCGAGAATACAATGGATGCGGGAATATTCAATTATGTAGAAAAGTATACTCGAACCGCTGGAAATGGTCCGGATGGGCTATACTGCTACAACTTTTGTCTCAATAACAATGTCGCAGATTTTCAACCAAGTGGTGCTATTAATATGAGCAAGTTTAATAAAATTCAATTTGAGATGGGAATAATCACACCACCATTGGACCCATCGTCGCAGGTAGATATTGTCTGTAATACGGACGGTGATATGATAGGTATTGATAAAACACGTGATAGTATATTCGATTACACATATGATTTGACCGTATTAGAAGAGAGATACAATGTTCTTACATTCTCTTCCGGAAACGCGGCACTATCGTATGCTAGATAAATAAACCTCTTATATGTTTATATATTTAGCTAAAATGAAAATGGAGCTGGACCACAATACATAAATGCGTCATGTCCCGTTGGACCTAGCCAGCAATTTTCTTTATCGGTTAGGGCGTTTACCACGTTACTGGGTTCCTGTTTTTCACTATCTTGCGATGTGTCAGAACCCGGTGTGGCGGTTTCAGTAGAGCCCGGTGTGGCGGTTTCAGTAGAGCCCGGTGTGGCGGTTTCAGTAGAGCCAGACATAGCAGCCAACCCATCTTCCGTACGTTTTTTCTCCTTTGCCATTTCAACAGAGTAATTATAATCGGGGTCGGTAATATAATCCGCCTGAGAGAATGGAATTTTGGTTAATTTATTAACGACTACTGACACATTTTTTTTGCCCATATTATCCGTGCCGGTATTATCAGTCACCTCAAATACCGAAAACCCACATCCACGACAACCGTTATCAGTTTCACAAGCCAAATCAATCGTGTTTACATCATCATTTCTACATATCATTGGACAAACCTGATATAAAATATCATTGTCATCGCTGTTCTTACCTACTTTAACAGGGAGACAATTTCCACCTATATTGACTGGTTCAATACAATCATCGCTACACTCATTATCGTTATCTCCACGCACATTACAAACGTTTTGATGATGATTCTTAATTCTATTACTGTCTACACCCGCTTTAGTGACTCCGTTTTTTATTTCAATTGAATATTTAGTACCATCCCTTTTAGTAATTACACCAGATTCCCAACGGTCATTATAAACAACTATTGAATCATCAACATTATCGTTTAAAAATTCTACATATTGTCCTATTTCAAACACTGTATCATTTGACTTACAATCCTTTGTTTTGTTATATTTTCTATCATACTGATTGAATGATAATACATTATCGTCGTTTGTAATATCGGTTAAATTTGTGAAACCCTCATATACGCCTTTATGTATGACAATTTGTAGCATACACGCCCCAATTACTATTATGGATAAAATCATCAGTTTAGTTTTTAAATACATATTATAAATTAATATGAGATAAATATTTTATGATTGTTTAGTAAATATATATAGGTATATTATATTATATGAGTAAATCAAATGACGAATTAGATAGTAACAAAATATTTAATTTTGATTTCTATATAAATTTATTTAATAGCAAGGGTAAAAATTTAAAAGGTGAAGCAGAGAAACCCAACGAATGGACCAAGTTCTTTATGGGGTGTGGTGTTTCTGTAATAGGTGTATTGATTCTCGGAGCAGTTGGAGCAAATTTCATATATTATTCAAAACTTAACACAGATGATCCAACTGGCGACGATACAGACGAATCGCTTGGAACATATTTTCCAATACCAAAGGACCTTAATTATGGTGTATTTGCTGGTAACGAATCCACTGACTTTGGTCCTTATGAATCAGGGACCGATGCCACAGATGTAAAAGCTGGTAGCATAAGTTTGAGCCTGTTTAATATTCCACCAACCGGAACAGATAGTAAGTGGATGGGGCGATGGCCGTATTCGGATGAAATGTTTGATGATTATAGCGATAGACCTAATACATTCTTCGATTTTAAAAAAAAAAAAATGTGGATAATTAGAACAATCACAGCAACTTATATTTTTTGGAGAGCAATACTACAATATATATTTAAAGCGATGAAATATTGTCCTGGGGGATTTAAATTATTTTTATCGTTAATTATTTTGGGTGTTTTTATTTTTGGTCCAGGATTTTTAGTTTCATTAGTTTCCGATAATACTAAGATTGCGTCTGGTGGATTTATCGGATTAATTGTGGCATCATTTTATCTAATGAGTATACTCCAAATAAGATGGGAGTGGGTTTATGGGCTTGGAAAGATATGGCATCTAGTTTTCTCGATAGTTGACATGGCAATATTATCCGTATTGGGTTCATTTATGGCAATAGCATTTACTATTCAGTTCATTTTAACGTTTATACCGCCATTTGGTCCGTTTCTATTTAATTTCATGGGTGCTATGGAGGCTATGCACGATATTAAAGATTCTTTGGGTATTCTATATGGTTTTTTTATCTTTGGCTTGGCAAAACAATATCTTAATAACGCAATATTGTCTGGAATGACATTGATTGTTGCTGGTTATATATTAGTAAACATAAATATTTTTAGAAGGAATGTTTATGACTGGATTCACAGTTCTAAAAAAAAGTAATATTGATAATATTAAAGGAAATTATTATATAAAAGGACAATTTATATAATAATAATGACCTCAATTGTTAAACCATTCGTTAGTATTTGTACACCTACTTTTAATAGGAGACCATTTATTCCATATATTATTAAATGTATAGAGAAACAGGACTATCCAAAAGACAAATTTGAGTGGATTATCATTGATGACGGAACAGATAAGATTAAGGACCTCGTATCACACCTACCATATGTTAAATATTATGAATATACTACAAAAATGTCGCTCGGAGAGAAAAGAAATTTAATGCATAAAAAATCAAAGGGAGAAATTCTGGTTTATATGGATGACGATGATTATTACCCTGTAGAACGTGTATCGCACGCAGTAGAAACGTTGATGGCGCATCCAGACGCACTATGTAGTGGAAGTAGCGAGATATTCATTTATTTCAAACATAATAACAGCGTCTATAAATTTGGACCATATGGACCTAATCATGCGACGGCTGGGACATTCGCGTTCAAACGAAAACTCTTGGAGACGAGCAGTTACGACGATAAAGCAGCCATCGCGGAAGAGAAGCAATTCTTGAAAAACTATACAGTTCCTTTTGTCCAGCTTGACCCATATAAAACAATATTAGTGTTTTCACACGAACACAATACATTTGACAAACGTAAATTGCTAGAGAATCCTCACCCTGACTTAGTTAAAAAAACAGATAAACCAGTTGATGAATTTATTAAAGACGATGATATGCGCAATTTTTATACGAACGAAATAGACATATTACTTAAAGATTATGAGCCTGGAAGACCAACAATGAAACCAGACGTTTTGACACAGATTATAGAGATTGAGGAACGACGACGAAAAGATGCCGAGAACCGGTTTCAAGAGTTAGCTGCCAAGATGGGTGGAAAAATAGTAATCCAAAATAAAGACGGCACATCAAAGGAAATGTCTAATGATGAAATTCTTAAATTGTTACGCGAACAACAGGCAAATATTAACACTCTTGTCGCAGAGATAAAACAGCGCGACGAAATAATATCAAATTTGAAAGCACATTCTATAAGACAAGATAATATACAAGATAATATAAGTCTCAATATAATAGAACATGATGAAAAAAGATTAATGACACAGATTAATCAGATAAACTGAAACCCAAACTCTATTATATAGACGTATGATTATTGGTATAATTATCCAAATATTTATATATGCGTTTTATATCAAGTTTGTTAATTTCATATGGGTCTAATATGTTATTTATCTCTTCGTCTGTGTTGTTGTGTTTAAGTTCTATAAAAAATGCGAATACGTCTTTAATATCCATACCAAGCGCCTGACATATTTCTTGTATGAATATGGAATTATTATATTCTGTGCTATATTTAGTCAGGACCTTTGTAAATCTTACCTCTTCCGGGTTAAATTTACATACAGCATATTTACTATATAATCTGTTATTTTCAAACGTTTTTATCAATGAACTCATTTCATTGAATTGCCATATTTGTTTCTGAAATGTGATTCTGTCTATATAATCCGCGAAACATATATTATCCAGAAATTTCTCGTATAATGGGAACGCAGTTTCTTTTGGGATGGCTGACATCATATCCACAATGTTCTCATGCCAAAGCAATCCAACTATAGTTCGGTCTGTTTCATTCATAACAAGTTGATGATCGTTTAGTGAATATGAATTATTAATTAATTTCTTTGTTATTGTTTTTGTGTCCTCGTTATACGATTTAGGTTTCAGTATATTTTTGATTATCTCATTTTTAAGAATACTCTGGTGATTTACATATATATCGTAAAGTGTCCGCAATTTTCTCAAATCACTTTTAATAAATTCCTTTATGTTAATATTCAGCGTTTCATCGATATTTGGCATACACGAGCGAATTATGGAATTAATTTGTTTGTCGGTTGGTGATGATAACTCGAATACGCTACACACTTTCATAAGTTCCTTTATCTTTTTATCAACGTGGTAATTGCTTATACATATAATTGGTGTGTTCGTAGATTCCTCTTCCTTTTGTTTTTTTGTTTTTTTTGGTCGTATCTGTTTAATAAGTGAATTAATCCCACCCTTGTCACCATTGTTCATTCCATCTATCTCATCCATAATAATCGCAATCTGTTTTTTCTTTTTGTTAAAAAGACTAATAACATTTCGGTCGGACATATTATTCTTTGTAATGTTATCTATAACCATTTTATTGCGGATATCACCAGCATCATATAATACGATATCATAGTCCATACTTTTTATAAGGTTTTTTACAAACGTAGTTTTACCACATCCAGGCGACCCATAAATATATATACCTCGTTTTCTTGTTAAGTCGTGTTTATTCTTCTCAAAGTCAATTAGAGTGACACGTATTTTTTCTGCCAATATTTCTCGGTCAAGTATATTATTGAAATCTAAATTGTCCATTTACTATTTAAATTAGGTAAGAAACTTCTTTTATGTTGTTTTTTAGGTAACGAATGTTCAATAATAATTATAATACAAATGTTCATATATATTGGATGTGATATATATGAATTAAATTGTTATGTTATTATATATTATTATGTCCGCTGCTGAAAATATTGAAGATTCCGAATTAGACAATAATATTATCGAAGAACATAGAGCGTATATATCTGATTTGGTAAGTAAAAATAATAAGTGGGTGAATATATTATTGAGTTCAACAGGATTGAATGCTGAAATATTGATGTTATATAAATGTTTACGAGAACCCGGAGTATATAATTATCGAAAATTTAAAGAAACAGTTAAATTAGAGGATCATAATTCAGTTAAAATGTATATGAAAGAAATTATTACAAATATTAATTTAATTATCGAAGAAGCACCAAAACACGAAAAAAATATTGTGGTATGGAGAGGGTTAAATAGTCCAAAATTACCAGAAAATGATAAAACAATGTTATCTACAAGCATAAAATACTCTGTAGCGGATAGTTTTTCTAATCCAGAAAACATACATAAAATAATTATTCCCGCTGGGATGCCATTTCTCTATCTGGAATCGGATACAAAAACAAAAGGAGAACACGAATGTTTATTACCATTCGGTTGTGTATTTAGTGATTATAAAACATTACAAGGGGAAGAAAAAACTATCATTGAAAGAACCGTATTGGAAGTTGATGGTGTAGATACATTGATAAGCGATGAATTTATTAATTTGTTAAGAACAAAAAAAACGACGATGGATAGTATTATTACAAAAACACAAACAGAACAGGAACGAAGATTACAGGAAAGGTTAGATAGATTTTCAAAAAAAAAAGGTAAAGGAAAAACAAAACGAGGAAAAACAAAACGTGGAAAAACAAAACGTGGAAAAACAAAACGTGGAAAACAAGTTCCAAAAAAACAGAGTAAAAGATATAAGAGACGTTCACACAATCATAAACAATGATAATATATGAGTTTTAATTAGATGTTTCTAGATAAATAGAAATTAATTATTAATGACGCGGTTAATATTTGTATAGTTGTATAGTCTCTTTTAATTTTTATATTATCAATTTTAAATAATGTTAAAAATGCTGTTAAAGTCTTGTAGATAATTAATTTTTTAGAAGACCGTTATTGGTGGTCATGGCTGCGGTTTCAAATACAAATTGTGTTTAATACAATTTATTCACCAACAATCATTTTTAGAATCAATATTGTTCGTGACACCATCCCACGTAATTTTACATTTATCCGCCCATTTTTTCTTCTGACATAGCCCACCAATACCTTTGTACTTTGATTGTGAATTATCATATTCTTTACAATTGCTACCATTTGTTCCGAGATTCTTAGCATTAATGCATTTGAAATCGGTATTTCCATTACTATTAACAGTCTTCTCTACAGTCCAGTAATCGGGACAGTCCGAAATTAGTGGAGGATATTTAACCTCACTATTTAAATTAGATAAGGATATACCTATTAATGTCAACGCTAATATTAATAAGATAGTTGCAACCATCATTACAATTGACTGAAAATTCATAGAATAGAACATTATATAAAATAATAGTATATAATTTTTTCTGTTAAAGTATTATAATGAACTACCAAAAAAATAATATTAATATTACTGGACCAAATAAAACCGCAGTGTTTACATTGAGTGACCGAATACCTATTGACCATACGGTTTCCTTTAGAGATGCGCTTACCAAGGAGACTTATAACAATACAAATACGCTATACAGTGATTTCTTTTGCGAATCAAATGTCGAGACACTCCAGACTGAAATACAAAATGGTGTCCGTAGAATGTCAAACAACCAATTAAATGTGGGAAGACAAAACACTGACCAATTAAAAATTATTATGAACAGTATATTTGTAGAGAATTCGAGAGAACAAACCAATGATAACACTGCTATGATTAAAAAACTAAATTTACTTGTATTACAATACGCAATACCGCAAGTATATGCTTCGGCGGAGAGCTATATGAAATATAAACGCGACATTACAAATATCGCGACTCCTATGAGCAATCCTATAATGACCACAAAGAATAAACAACTAAGACATCATCAATGGTTTTAATTTACTTTTTTTTCTTAAGCTTCAGTTTGACAACTGACTTCTCTTTACTCTTCTTAAATAAGTTGTATCCATCTTCCAACTTATCTAACTCCTCGTGCCATATCATACTCTCCGTTTTTCCAGTTAGTGTTTTGAGTTCCGATAGTTTATCTCCCTGTTCCTTAATGAGTCTATCATAATTCTCCTGTGTAACACTGTCCATCGGCATTTTAACGAGATACTTATAATCGTCATCGTCCTCCATGGTATCATAACCATGTTTTGTTAGCAGTGCCACGACGGTTTCCTTCGTTTTACGACGCAGATCAATAGTATCCTTGAGAATCTCACTAATAAAACGCGCCTTGTTTGATATTAGTTTAGCCTCCTTCTCCAAATGTTCAAGCTGATATTTCTTACGCTCCACGTATTTATTCAGGCGCACACCAATGTAATGGTCTGCGATTTCACTTGCCGTCTCATACTTACGTAGCTTCTCATTCTCGTCGAACATATGCATATTTGTTGTTGTCTTCGTCGTATACAACTTCAACAATTTCTCAAGCGCATTACATCCATTATCCAGAGATTTATCTCGAAGCTCTGCGATTTTTCCCGCAGCAAATACAATTGTAATGTCAACGCTTACGTCAGTACTCATATCCGTATAGTCCTTAATATATATCTCCTTCTTGGTCTTCTTCTTGGCATCCCCTCCACCTCCATCGATAAGGTCCTCGATATATTTTTTGTAATCGTCCGTCCACGTGCCAACTGGAAGCTCAGTAACGCGAACCTCTTTGTTATTGACAACTTCATAGCATCCCTTAATTAGCCATTTTGAATCGCTGATTTGGCTAATAGTCCCATTAAATCCTTCGTAGTATGGTTTAAGAGACGGTTTGTCAGTATTGTTAAGCGACCCTCTGATATACGAAATAATGTCCGCGGGATTGTAGCACATAATATCCGTGCTAAATCCGGTTCCAATACCCTTGCTCCCATTGACAAGAACCATCGGAATAATCGGCGCATAATAAATTGGCTCCACTGGAGTACCATCGTCGTCGAGATACTTGAGGACAGCATCGTCCGCTTCTGGAAATATTAGACGAGTGATCTTACAGAGATTCGTGTGAATATACCTCTCCGACGCCGAGTCGCTACCACCCTGAAGCCTCGTCCCGAACTGCCCATTTGGTGATAGTAGATTGATGTTGTTTGAACCAACAAAATTCTGTGCCATTCCAACAATCGCTCCGTTAAGACTGCTCTCGCCATGATGATAACAACTGATTTCAGAGACGGAACCGCTGAATTGTGCGACCTTAATCTCTGATGTCAGACGGCGCTTGAATGCCGTATATAGAATCTTCCTGAGACTGGTTTTAAGTCCGTCGACGATGTTGGGAATTGACCGGTCACAGTCATATTTAGAGAAGTGAATCATCTCGCGTTGAATAAACTCCAAATACGTAATATCCTCCTTGTTCGTATCCAAATATAACTCGCGGTCGTAATTCTCTAGCCACGTCTTGCGGTCATCTGCGCGCTGTTTATTAAATACCATATCGATTGAGTTGATACATTCATCACCAGTTTTCACAAAGTTAACGATTTTCTTCTCCGCGAAATACTGCTTAAACTCCTTGCTCGTAGAAGTCCCCAATCCCTTGTAATACTTTACCTTCCACCCTTTTGAATCGTTATTACTACACCAGTTTGCCCACTCTCCATCATTGTAAAACTTCAGTTCATTCAGACCCTTCTTCGCCTTAAGAATTGGGGTATTCATAAATCCGATGAATCCCTTGATGTCCAAAAGCGACGCCCATTCCGAATCAAACAGATTAATACCTAGACCCTTAATATGGCTCCCATCAAGGTCCTGGTCAGTCATAAATAGCAATTTGCCGTATCGCAAGCGACTTTTAACAGTCTCTAATGTATATTCCTTACCTGTCTCAATACCTAGAATTTGTTTAATTTCGTGAATTTCCTTATTGTCTAAGATACGCTTTTGTGTCTCACCACGGACGTTAAAGAGCTTACCTCGCATAGGATATACACCGATTGTGTTACGGTCTTCAGTGCTCAAACCAGATACGATTCCGGCCTTTGCCGAATCACCCTCGCAGAATATAATCGTACAATCGTTGCTCTTATCTGTTCCGGCATGATTTGCGTCAATCAGTTTTGGAATTCCGCGAATACTTTTGGTCTTGCTCCCGTCGGTTTTCTTCGCGGCTTTATTGTCCTTAACCTCTGTAAGAGCACACGCATTGTCCATAACTCCCATCTTCGCCACCTTATCGATGAACTTATCGCTAATATCACACGAGGAACCAAAGCTGCTAGACGGAGTATTCATATAATCCTTTGTCTGGCTATCAAAACACGGATTGTTAATGTCGCACCGGACGAATAACATAATCTGCTCTTTGATGGTGCTCGACTTCACGTCTACCTTCTTCTTCTTCTTAATATACGTGGTCAACTTGCGCACGAGCTGATTTAGTAAATAATCAACGTGCTTTCCACCCTTACCGGTGAAAATACCATTAACAAATGAAACCTGTGTAAACTCCTCACTTGGTGCCATACAGACCGCGTATTCCCAGCGCTCATTTGCAAACTCATAGATTCGCTTAGTCTCGCCCACTTTGCCAATATAAAGGTCAACATACTGTTGGAAGTTGTTGGTTGGGATTAGGTCGCCATTATATTTCACCTTGATTTTCTTATCAGTCACCGCAGTAATATCATATACCCGCCGCTTGAAAAGCTCGAGCATGTCTTTTGACAAACCATCAATACCCAGACGTTTGTAATCGGGTTTGAATACTACCTCGGTATACGGTTTCACTTTACACGAGGTAATAGTGGGTGGCTCAATGATATTTAGATTATCCTTGAATGTTTGTTTATATTTTTTCCCGCGAACGTGGTCGACAGTTTCGATTGTTCCCCATTCAGACCAGATTAGAACCAGTTTGAACCCGAACCCATTCTTACCACCAACAATTTTCTGTTCACTTTTGTCGTAATTGGTCGATGTACGAAGGTGTCCGAAAATCATCTCGGGAATCCATAGATTATGTTCGGGGTGTTTTGCTACATCAATACCATTACCGTCGTTGCGAATAGTAATGACACCGTCGTCACTAATAGATACATTTATATAGGTAACAGGAATTGTATTCGCCTTACAATCAGCCATCGACTGACACATCCTAACATAATGATCGCGACTATTGACTATTCCTTCATCGAATAGTTTGTATAGTCCAGGAATAATGTTAATTTGTTTAGGCTTGATAGTGTTCGTATCGGCATCAAAGACATATGTGTCGTATTCGGTCTTGGTCATCGAGCCAGTATATGTATCAGGATTGTCCAATACATGCTGCTTATCGGTTTTCTTCTGGTATGTTTTAGCTAAACTGGCGGACGAATTCATGGTGTTTATAAAAATTAAAATATCTCTATACTCTTTCAATTTTTAAATTAACAATATATATATATGTCGTATTCGTCGTATATTCCCGCGCGTATTAACGAGAATAAATGTAGCGATGGCACCTGTCCTGTGAAAGTATTACCCAAGAAAAAAACAGAATGGTCTGAGACACAGGTTTCTATGTATGTAAATTTAGTCCGAAATTCTCGAAAAAAACACTCTGACGTTTCTAGAGAGGTTAATCAATACGGTAGTGCCCCTGGTGCACCAGGTGGTTATGGTGCTCCACCGCGCAATAAATTTTAATTTTATCTAATATTTAATAGATAATATCTAATTTAATATAAAATTTTTTCTTACAAAATTATATAATGGTTAAAAAAATAACAAAGAATTCGGATGGTGTATATGTTGTTCAGGGGAAAAAATTCAGTCATTACATTGGATCGCGCGCCTCAGTCTTTCACGGCACCGCGTTCAAGACTGCGGGTGGTCTTCAGAAGAAGGACCTTATTATGAACAAGAACGGACGTATTGTATCACTGAAGAAGCACAAGACGGCCAAAAACGAAAAGCGATTAGAGAAGCACGGCTATTTCACCAAGAAGGGTTCGTTTGGTTACATTAAAAAGGATGGTAAAACCAAGAAGCGCAAAAGTCGCAAAAGTAAGAAACGTTAAATAAACCAGCTATTTTTAATCAAATCATCTGAATCTATATTATCTTTAATTGTATCTTTAGCAACTTTTTCAAAATACCGCTTACTTATTATCAATCC